TCTAGTCCAGAATAGTTTTGATTTTCATCGTCTGGCTGTAATTCAACCTTACGATAAAAGCCAATTGCTTGTAACTTACGTACATCGTTCTCTGGCATCTTAATTAAGTGACTGATTCTAGGGCAAGACTCTAAATCCGTAGTGTAGTAAGGAACTATTAAGTCTTCAGGTGCTATAAATTTAGATACTGGACGCTGTAAGTTTTCATCGTAGTAAACTTTTTTGAAAGCAGACCCTGCAAGTGGTAGATAGAACAACATTTGATCTAATTCTTCGTCATACTCTTCCATCACATGCAAGATTTCGTAATTCATAAACTCACGTACTCGTTGCGCTTGTTCTTCTATTGTTGAATCGTATGCGCCAACAACTTGAGTTTTTACAGGGCCACCTGCAGGTAATAATTCTTTGTATGCTTGCGCTTGGAATTGAGTAACGGCTTCACCTAATAATGGATGGGTTACACCGCTTGCGCCTTCAAATGGTTCTGATCGGGTTTCATCAAACTTCATACCGAGATATTTCAATCCATCGGTGTATGTTTTTTCCCAATCTTCTCTGCTTGATCTATCCGATTCGATAGCTGATGTTAAATCTATATATATTTTAGATAATTCTGATTCTGATACGACTTCCGCAAGATTTTCTCCGAACTCAGAAGTCATTTGCATTTCTTCTTCTGGCCCTAGTATTGCTGAACCGTCTTCTTGCATTTGAATATCGGCTTCTTCGATACCCTCCATTACTTCAATAATTTCTTGCTCTTCTGTATCTTGAGCCTTTGTCATTTCAACTGGTTCTGGTGTTGTACGTTCTATTGCCATTAGTAATAAATCCTTTGTCTTACGCCTCTGTCTTCATCTTCATAGTCGGAAGCTAAACTCAAAAAACCACCTTCGCGGAAACGCATGATAGCTTGGGTCATAGTATCACATAAATCGTCGTTTTTTCCAAAAGGAAAAGACGCACACTCTTCAATCATCTCTTCGGCAAACATCCTGTTAGGTGCAAAAACCATTTCAGATTCAAATACAGGAGCAACTGAGTGCATACGAGAATGTTTGTCGTGACCTCTGGTTGGACTGTAATTTACTACAGGAATACCCATTCTTCTTAATTCATGTGTCAAAGGTGTACCAGAGGCTTTGGCTTCTATTAATACCATATCAGTCTCCCAATAAGTGTATTCACGCATAGCTACATCTTTCAGTTCTGGAAAGTCCCATCTGCCTTTTTGACAGTCCAAAAGAATAATACAGTCAGTTCCAGTCTCTTCGTTTCTAAATACACCCCAAGTAGATATTGCAGAAAAGTCAGCCGTTTCTTTTTTTGAAAATGCGGTATCGTATGACTGCATAATGTATTGGACGCTGGGTAAGGTTTCATGTTCCCATCTTTGCCACCATTCTCGTTTAATTATCGAACCCTCTTCAGCAGTAGGGTTTTGCATCCATTGAGCGTTCCATTTGATTCCAGGTAATGATGCTTTTACTTTGAGTAATTCGTCTTCAGGCCAATACTCAGGCCATAAAGGTTTTTCTGTTTCAGGAAATATTGCAGGGAACTCAATCACTTCCCATTGATCTGCCATTGGTTCTACTTGCGCATCAAGTAACTTAGCAGTCAAATCAATCGCGCTCCATCGCGTCATCACAATAACAATTGCACCGTTTGGCTGCAGACGTTGACGAGGGCCAGAGGTGTACCACTCATACGCTGATTCTAGTGCGGTTGGACTGAGTGCGTCTTGTTCGGAGTGTGGGTCATCAATAATCAGTAGATCCGCACCACGACCTGTAACCGCACCCCCTACACCTGCAGCAAAGTATTCGCCACCTTTATTGGTTTCCCAACGTCCTGCCGATTTGTTGTCGGCTTGTAATTTAACTTGCGGAAATATTTTTTTGTATTCTTCTTGATCCATTAAGTTACGGACTTTACGACCGAATCGTACTGCCAGTTCCCCTGTATGCGTAGTCTGCATAATTTTCATCTTGGGTTTGAGTCCCATAATGTATGAGGGAAAGAAAGTAGAGGCGAACTCACTCTTAGTATGTCGAGGTGGCATATTAACGATCAGACGTTTGCATTTGCCTTCTGCGACTTCTTGGAGTTTCTTTGCAAAGATTTTATGGTGACTACCGCAGATAAACTCAGGCCAGATATGATTTATGTAATTGAAGAAACTACTTTGGCATTGTTCTTGTACTTGGTAGTTATCGAGCTTTTCTTTCAACATCAGAGCTTCTTTCAACTCTGTTTCAGTAAGACTGGCTAGGTTCATTTAAATGTATTTTTGGTCATTATATAAAGATTTATCTACTGAACCGCCTTTAGCATAGCCAAGAAAATCTCTTAAAGTTTTAAGAGTAGGTGCATTAAATGTTTTTTGTGTATATTTTCCACGACTGCCTTTGGTTATTCCAGGTGTGTATTCATATACAGTATATTTATTGTTGCCTTTATCAATAAAAACATTTCCTGGGGTTGTATTTGAATAAGGAGATGGCACAGTATCTACTTCTGAAAAACCATGATCTTTTAGCATCCTTTGCGTTATTCGGTCAGAAGAACTCGAAAGACTAACATCAGGAAAATCTCTTTCTGGTTGAAGATTTCCATAACCATCGTCAACTAACTTTTCACCTTTATAGTAATTAACAATATCTTTTGCTTCGTCAGCATCATAGCCTGATTCTTTTGCTAATTTTAAATTATTTTTTTCTATTTCATTAATTTTTTTTAATTTGTTTTCAGGTTGTTTCTGTTTAGCTAACATACGTTGTCTAACTTTTTCAATAGGATCAGCGTCTCGTCTTGCTTTTGCGTATCTTTTTCTTGCTTCATCTTCAAGACGTTCTGCATATGCAGGATTTTCTTTACGAACTATTTCTAAAATATTATCTCGTAATTCAACAATTTCGTTTTGAACGCGGGTTTCGGCTAGTAAAGCTGGTCTACCATCACCGCGAGCCGCGTTAATCTTTTCTCTCTTGAGAGTGTTTTGAAGTTTGTCTATTCTGTCTTGAAATCTTTGCGCTTCTTTATACGATCTACTTCCTGCTTTTAAAGGTTTCATCCAAAATAAAGGTGGAAAAAGTGTAGCGGCTTCAAAAGCGGCTTCACCTAAAGTTTGTGGAGCTAAAAATCTTGCTGTTTTAAATGCTGGATTATCAGCTAGGTCAGGATATTTATCTAATAGAAGGGCTTCTAATCCTCCTCCCTTGAAATTATCTAAAGCAGAACGATCACCTGTAGCAGACATTTCTTGACCTTTAAATAATTCTGCTCTAGCTACTTCCGCTTCCATCCTGTCTTCTAGGGATTGGCTAGAGCTTCTTTTTGCTACTTCTTCTCCAAAAGGTATTTCAAACATATCAGTAAACCTACTAACTAAGTCTCCGACAAATTTTTCTTCCCTTTCTGCAGGAGCTAACGTTCTAAGTCCTTCTTTTTTAGGAAAATTTAAAAAGTCAGCAACTTGAGTGGGATCAGGAATATATTTTCTAAACCCTTCTCTACCTAAACCTGTTTGGACTTCAGTAAAGGTTTCTGCATTTTCTGGTGCACTAATACTTTCTAGATATTCTAGTATACCGTTTTCAGTAGATTCAGCCATGGGCTAAGTATATGCTATGTAATAACGAAATGTAAAATTTAGTTTATGGTATTGTTTTAAAGAATACTGGATCTAAATCGGCAAGTTTACGGTCCATATTAAATATTTTTATTGCGTTTTCTAACATATTTTTATTATCTGAGTTACGCAGTATTTTTTTATACTCCATGCGTGTAATGTTCTTACCACCGCCGTGCATGAAGTTATTATATAGTAAATCCAGTTCTTTATCTTGGTCATCAAGAAACTCTAACATAAACTTTTTGTCTTTTGGTGTAGCACCTGTAGCTATCATCGTTCGTAGTTTATGTTGATCTGCGTCAAATTCTCTAGCTATTTTTACTTTGTCTGGATCTAAGATAATCGCTGTTCCTGATCCCATTGTTCCTTGATTTGCTTTTTTGGGAAATAAAACAGAGTCATATCCCATATTAGCAAGTCCTTTATTAAAGTCTTTAGTAGCGAGGATGGAATTACCGTAAGTTGGTGTTAATAAATATTCAAATCCTTCTTCGGTCTGTAAAGCGTTATCTATATTTTTTCGTTTTCTTGGACTAAGTGTCGATAATATTCCTCTATTGTCTTCCCAAATCTGTTGGTTTTCTTTTATAAGTCTTTGGATTTCTCTTCGATCTGCTATCGGCATTTTACCGCGTCCCGCTAACAACGTTTTTTCAAAACTTGGTTGTAGTTCATAAACACTTCCCCCACCTCCAGAATAGGTTGGAAGTCTAGGATCGGTTACTCTTTGTGTTGCGTATATTCCTCCGGGACTGTTTCTTTTTGTGAAATCACCGCCGAAATCAACTTTTATGCGTTGTGTATGTTTATCTGGGAGTACCAGTTTTGGAAGACCAGTTTCAAAACTTCCATGGTATAACGGTTGTTGATTAAGTAATGAAGCTAACCCTTCTCCAGAAAATTGCTCAGGTCTTACTTTTTTCTTGACTACGGGTTCAGACAAGTCTTCCAATACTTTTAGTAACTTTAAAAGGCTCATTGCAAAAGTATACTCGCAAAAATATTTTTTGCAAAATTTTTTTGACTAGGGACTTATTTGTAAAGTAGTTGCAAAAGTGAATCTGAATCTAAGGGACTCGGCGGAGGGGGCTGGGTTGCGCGCTAAAGGGGGTATAGCCCTTTTATATAGGGTTTTATATCCTATGTATGATTATTAATAGTAGAGTAGATTTATCACAGGCATAAAAAAATAGCCCCTGAATAGGGGCTATTGGTTAGGGTTAATGTTAAGGGTTAATTAAGCAACCATAAGTAACTGACAAAAGCCGTCATCATTACCAGTTAAATCAAGGGCTAATTCTAAACGCCCTGACTCTTTAAAGCCTTTTTGATTAAACGAAGTATTACCTAAACATACTGATGAATACTTGCCAAAGAATACTTGGTCAAAGTCTTGTAAACCTTTATCAACCATTGAGCCATGTCTACTATTCCATGTATCTCTAATGTATGAAACAGTAGCGTCAATGCCAGCTATTGCACACTCATGTATAATTATAAATACATTATGTAACTGGGGCTGTAATACGCCATCTTGATAAAACTTAGAGCCGTAGTCCGTCATAACTAATACTTGGTCATCACGAAGTGATGTTTTAGTACCGCCTGATTTAACTACTACAGGTATGTTAGTTAGGTCAGCGGGTAAAGGCATACCACGTTTAGCGTTAGACTTTATAATTTCCTCAGTAACTGACTCACTAACTGACTTGGTTAAACTTACGGGTTTTACGTTTTTACTTTTTTTAGACATTTTATTGTCCCTCTTAGTTTGATTAAAAGTAAGTTAATTATTTAACTTACACTAACCATTATACACACATATAAATAAATAACACTAATAAATACTTAAATAATTAAATATATTTATTACGGGATTTTAGGATTACAGGATTACAGGAACGAACGATTTTAGGATTTTACGAACGAACGAAGGACGGACGGAACGAACCCCGCGGGCTTTCGCTCGTTCGCTCGCTCGTTCTATGTATGTAGAGTAGAGGGTCGGGGAATGGGTCAGGGTCCGCGGTCCTCGGTCAGTGGTTGGGTGTAGAGTAGAGTAGAGTAGAGTAGAGTAGAGTGCTTCGCTCGCTCGCTCGCTCAATCGGTCAATCGCTCTCTGATAACTTCGCCTTCGATCGGAGTCGCTCGCTTCTTGATCAGTTGTTCGAGTCGAGTGAGTATGTCATCCTTCGACATCATATCAATCTTCGCGGTCAGTATCTCACGTCTATCGATGTAGAGTCCACCTGCTTTGCCTCGATGAACCTCTGCTGTGATCGCTGCGGATATCTGTCCTTGGTCCTTGGCTTCTTCTCGGAGGTCATGTAGAGTCGATAAATGATTCTCTAGAGAAATTGCTTCCTTCTCCGTGGCTGAGATTTCCAACTCAATGAGATAGTTTCGTACAACTGGGTTATGATTT